GCCGTTCTGGGCACCCGTTATGGAACGCTGGGGCAACTGGTTAAGGGAAAGTGGGTACCAGACCACATCCCTCCAGGCGCCCCACGTGAAGTGGCGTGGTTGCTCGGTTCAGTCTCGGGCGGCGCAAGACTCCTTGGTGGGGGAGTCATCACTGGGGGGCTTGGTGAGCCTCAACGCTTGACGGCATGCGGCCAATGTCGTCTCAGGGTCGAAGGGGACTGCGTATGTCCTGGGTCTGCTCCTCACGCACCTGGTGAGGACCAGCTCTACCTTGTAGTTGAGGTCCGTGGGGAGATTTCAGTCGTCTTCCCCGCGCTTCTCGCCAAGCTCCGGCTATATGCGCTTTGCCGCGAGCGCAGCGTTCAACTCCTCGGTGCCTTACGCACACGTGCCGTGGAGTGGTGCAAATCAGTGTCCTTGGACCCTGTCAGCTCCGACCTCGCAGTCACTGGAGCTGTGGGTCTGGCGATGCTGAGGAGCACCCTTGAGACAGCAACCGAGTCTCAAGTTGAGCGTGCCTTGGCTGAACCGCCCTTCCGTCATGCCCTCGCTTAGCGGGGGCCCGTCGACTACGCGGGCTGGTGCTGGGGTCAGATTGCTACTGACGTCGACACTAGTGTGTATTCCCTAGATACGTCGCGTGTTGATTGGGGCACTGAACAGTGCTGTGATGGTCGTAGAGCGATGCGGAGCATGGAGCGCCTGTCCTTCGATGGACTTTGGAACCCTGGCGTCCATGCTGTGTGTCCCCACAACGAGCTCGCTGCCTTGTTGACGCGAGTTCTGGCTCCCTTACCACCCCAGGTGTTCAGTCCGTTGGGTCCGGGCGTCAGACGTGTTTGGGCACGTCTGACTGTCCTTGGAGGACTGTACGGCGGGGAAACTTGGAGCTACTCCCAAACGGCCCAAAGTTACAGTGGTAGACTGGGTCGACGCTACTGTGAGGCGGAAAGATCGTTGCGCGTGGACGGTGCACTCCGAAAGGAGGACTGGTACCTGCGTCCGTTCTTGAAGGCCGAGAAAGTCAATGGCGTCATCAAGCGGACCAAGCCTCGGTTGATCTTCCCAAGATCACCGAGGTACAACTTGATGCTGGCCTCTCGGCTGAAGCCCTTCGAACACTGGCTGTGGTCTCGGCTGGTGGCACGTTGGGTCACACGTGGCGGCGTTGGGAGAGTTGTGGCTAAGGGTTTGAACCCGGTGCAGCGAGCCAATTTGATCGTGAGGAAAATGGCTAATCTGGATGACTGCACCGTCATGGAGGTGGATGGTAGGGCGTTCGAGGCGCATGTGGGTCCCTACTCACTCGCTTCAGAACACAAGGTGTACCAGTCGGCTTTCCCCGGGGACGGGAGGCTTGATTGGTTGCTCCGCAGGCAGAGAACGCTGGAGGGCACTCTGCCGTGTGGGGCCAGGTTTTCGCGCCCTGGAGCCAGGGCCAGCGGGGACTACAACACGGGGCTGGGTAACAGCCTCGTCATGCTAGCCGCCGTCTGCGGTGTCCTGTTGGGCTACGGGATACCGTTCGACGTTTTAGTGGATGGTGACAATGCGTTGTTGTTCTTGAGGGCCAGGGACCTGGGGCGGGTGGTGTCAAGTCTGTCATCGCGTGTTCTGAAGGAGTCTGGGCAGGAGCTCACTCTCGAACGTCCTACCACGGTCTTGGAGGAAATTCGTTTTGGTCGGTCGGCACCCGTGCGCGTTGGCGGGGGCTACCGGATGGTCCGTGATTGGCGTGCCGTGCTCTCTGGCGCGCTGTCATCACACCGTTGGCTAACCGAGCCCCGCTTCGTTCCGGAGTGGGTGCGCGGGGTTGCCGCCTGCGAGCTCTCCTTGGCTAGGGGATTGCCCATCGTGCAAGCGTGGGCCCTTTCCCTCCAGGCGGTTTGGGGTGGTCCGGAAGGTGTGCGAGAACATCCGCACACCGACCTCATATTCAAAGGGGCGTGGTTCGCCAAGTCGGAAGAGGCGTTGGAGGTCTCGTGGGAGACGCGTGAGTCATACTCTCGGGCCTTCGGGGTTTCCCCGGAGGAGCAACTGGCAATGGAGGAGCGGATGGGCACCGAGGCACCTGAAGGGGGTGCCTGGTTGCGCGTCGCCTTGCCGGGTTACGATGAGTGGCACGCACCTCCCGGTTTCTACGAGGCCGTCAACGATCTCTCTTAGCGCATCCTGGACTTCTCGGGGGCACACCTGGTCTAGCAGCAGGTGGTGCGGTCGAACGGGAGGGGGTGGCAAGTTCCTCCGCCGTGAAAGGGCGGACCCTGTTATAGCTGATGCGAAGGTGAAGCAGGGAGTCTCTTCATTGAGGCTAAGCGGCCCTCCAAAGTAAGATTCTGTCCTGTCGCATAGGGACAGTGCCGTACCATTGGGCCCCGAAGGTGGCACGAGATGGTACCCCCGGGCTTACCCTTGGGCCCTGTTCAAAAGCAAGGAGACGGCGGGCATCCGCGGCCCGGCGCCTGTACAGCGGACGGTTGAGCAAGGCAACCGTGACCTCCCCGGTTCTCACCCGGGTCTTCTGGAAAGGTCTAAGCACCTCTTGTAGGGGAGACGCCCCGCCTAAAATCCACGTGCGTAGTGGTGGGCTGGCGGGGTTGTAGAGCGTGG